CGTGATGGCCGCCGAGGACTTCTACTACGACGACGTCACCTCCCTGGAACGGCAAGCGGTCTTCGCGATCCTGCGCCTCTGGAAGACGGTGGATCGGTCCGCCATCTCCCCATCGTGGGCGGAGCAACTGCCTGAGGCCCTCGCGGTTCTCGTCGCGGCGCAGACCGTAGGTGCCGAGTTCGCGGACCCGTACCTGACAGAGGTACTGGACGATGCTGAGCTCGACTACCCCATGATTGATCCAGGATCCTTGATCGGGCCTGGATTGAACGAGCTGCTGTACCGGCCGGCTGTCGAGGCGAAGACCCTCATCGGCCAAGGAGTCGCGGTCAACCAGGCCCTGCTCCGGGCGAGCGGGGTCCTGTCCACCTACGTGACAACAGGCATCGGCGACACGTCGCGCCTCGCTGTCACATCGGGGATGACGGGACGACGGCACGCCTCGGGCTACTACCGGTTCCTTCGGGCACCATCCTGTGCGAGGTGCGCGATCCTCGCGGGGAAGTTCTACCGCTGGAACTCCGGCTTCCGCAGACACCCCCGGTGCGACTGCGGACACCGGCCGGTCAGAAAGTCTTCGGACACCTCGGCGTTCGACACGCGTAAGGCCATTGAGCGCGGAGAGGTCAGAGGACTGTCCAAGGCGAACACCAAGGCCATCCTTGAGTTCGGTGCCAATCCCTCCCAGGTGGTGAACGCCCAGCAGGGCATGTACCCGGTGGGGCAGTTCACCGCCACCACAACGGGAACGACCCGAAGGGGCATCGCGGGGGCGAGGATTCTCGCGCGGGACGTAGCGCGGACTTTGGGTGAGGACGTTTCCGGCAGGACGTTCACCAACCTCACCTTCGACCGCTACAAGGCGGCGGAGTACGCGGAGTTGTTCCGCAGGGGCAAGACGTTCGCCCGCACCACTTCCGGGGGCAGGACGCAGCAGTACGCCTACCGCTACACCCGGACGCCGCGGCCGACGCCGCAGCAGATCGTCACCTCAGCCAGTAGCCGGGACGAGGCCATCAGGCTTCTCACCAACTACGGGTATCTGATCTAGATCGCCGACACGGTGGTCTGACCCGACATGGGAGCCCTTCGCATGTTCAAGCCCAAGTGGACGTTCAACCTCGCTTGTTTCGACGAGCCCGACCCTCCGGCGGACCCTCCTGCCGACCCGCCTGCGGATCCTCCCGCAGATCCACCGAACGACCCTCCAGCCGACTCCGACCCGAAGCCCGACAAGGGCGACGTCAAGGACAAGGACGCGGAGATCGCGAAGTGGAAGGCCATGGCCCGCCAGCACGAGGCCAGGGCCAAGGCCAACGCCGATGCCGCGAAGAAGCTCGCAGACATCGAAGAGGCGCAGAAGACCGAGGCTCAGAAGCTCGCCGACGCCAAGGAAGCCGCCGAGAGGCGCGCCGCCATGGCAACGGAGCGGGCCGTCAAGGCGGAGGTCAAGGCGCTGGCAGCTGAGGACTTCGCCGACCCCTCGGACGCTGTGGACGCCCTCAAGGCAGCGGACTACCTCGATTCGAACGGCGAGATCGATGTGGACGCCATCAAAGCGAAGCTGGCGGACCTCTTGGAGGCCAAGCCTCACTGGAAGAAGGCCGCCACCTCTGCGGCCCCACCGAAGCCCAAGCCCGACCCATCGCAGGGCCCGCGAACCCCTGCGGCGCCGACCAACTACCTCACGGCTTCCCGCGAAGAGTTCGAGGCCGAACTCACCAAAATGGGCGTGAGGCCTCGCCGGTGATCCGCATCCAGGCGGTACTGGCGGATGGCCAGTTCCGGCTGGACATCAATGGCCATGAGGGCCACATCCAAGAAGGCCGGGTGTGCGCGGCGGTGTCGGCGATCACGCAAACAGCTCTGCTGGGTCTCGAAGAGATCGCCCGGCAGCACCCGGACCTCGTGTCCGTTGAGATCACACAGGAGAACTGATGACCACCTTGACCGCGCCCCGGTCGTGGTTCCGGCTGGACAGGCACGACGTGCGTTCCACGCTCCCGGCCGCGATCCGGGCGATCATGCAGAACGGTCTTCTCGACCGCCAGTTCCGCGAGTCCCTGATGCCGGAACTGCTGTTCCCGCAGATCGCGGACATCGAGCCGTGGCAGGGCGCCAAGGGCGACACGAAGATCATGACCCGCAACGGGCTCATGACTCCGGACCCCACCCCCACCACCGGTTCCGACGCCTCCACCGGCTCGTACAGCATCGAGCAGTGGACCGTGGTGATGGACCAGTACGGCAAGTCCATCGACACCGACCTGCTCCAGTCCGCGATGACGCAGGCGTCGAAGTACCTCAACGACGTCAGCCGCCTCGGCATCCACGCCGGGCAGACGATCAACCTGCTGTCGCGGAACAAGCTCTACAAGGCGTACGCGGGCGGTCGTACCTACTGCCGCACCGCGGGTGCTTCGGACACCTCCATCGAGGTCGCCAGCACGGACGGGTTCACGCACGTTCTCGTCAACGGCGTTCCCACCGCCGTGTCGGCGTCGACCCCGCTGAACGTGACGATCGCTGGTGTGGCGAACACCGTGACCGGCGTGAACACCTCGACCGGTGTCCTCACCCTGGGCACCGCGCGGGCGGACGTCCTCGGCGACCTGGTGGTGTCGTCTCAGGCGCCGTACTCCGTGCGGGCGGGTACCTCCAACAACTCCGCGTACGAGCTGGGTGTGGGCGACCTGATCAAGTTCTCCCACTTCCGCGCCGCCGTCGCTCGGCTCCGCAGGCAGGCAGTGCCGCCGGCCGAGGGCAGCAACTACGTCGCGCACGTCGACTCCGTCACTGAGTCGCAGCTGTTCGAGGACACCGAGTTCCAGAACCTCTACCGCGGTCGCGCCGAGTCGCCGACCTACCGGGACCTGGCGATCGGCGTGTTCGGCGGCATCACGTGGGTCCGCAACGAGGTCGTGCCCTACCTCAACACCTCGACCACCGGCTACGAGGACCTGGCGACGACCGTGCACCGGCCGATCGTGGTCGGCGCGGGTGCACTCATCGCGGCCCCGTTCGAGGACACGTCCAGCCTGCTCCGGGAGACCGGGGTCGGTGACGTTCCGGAGATCACCACGATCAACGTGGCCCCCGGTGTCGACGTGACCCGCATCGTCCGTCCTCCGCAGGACCGCTACCAGCAGAACGTCGCCACGACCTGGTCGTGGGTCGGCGACTACGGAGTCCCCTCGGACTCCCTCGCCAACGGCGACCCGGCCCTGTTCAAGCGCGCCGTGGTGCTGGAGCACTCCGCGAACTGACCGCACGCCCCGCCCGGCCTCGGTCGGGCGGGGCCTCGGAATGGAGGACTCGTGCGCGTCGTCGTCAACGAGGACATGAAGGTGTTCCACGGCCACGTTCCAGTGGCACTGAAGGCTGGCCAGGAGATCTCCGGCGATCTGGCGGAACTGCTGCTGGCTGGCACGCGCGGGAAGGTGACCCGCGTCGACCCGGACGAGGAACCCGCCGAGGTGCCGAGGTCCGAAGAGGTCGACAAGCTCAACATCGACGGCAAGATCGATGAGGTTCTGGCCTGGGTCGGTGACGATCTCGACCGCGCTGCCGAAGCTCGTGCGGCGGAAGAGGCCAAGGGCGACAGGGCCCGGCCCCGGCTGCTGTCGAAGCTCGCCGAATTCGAAGCCTGATCCGAGGGAGGCCCGGTGGCATCCCTCGCATCGATCGAGCAGCTGGAGAACAAGCTCCAGCGCCAGGTCTCCAATGTTCCCGCCGCCCAGCAGGACCTCGATCTAGCCTCAGGTCTCGTCAGAGCGATCGGACGGCAGCCGTACTCGCTGGTGTCCCAGGAGACCATCGAACTACCCGGCAACGTCCAGACCCTCACCATCCCGGGTGGACCGCTGGTGGTGGATGGGTCCAACCCGCTCACTGTGGTTGAGGTCGGGGAGTTCGGCGAGACGGACTTCACTTGCGTTGAAGGGCGGGACTTCTCCCGTCTCGGCAACGAGTTGAAGCGGGGCTACCCGTACTGGCTGAACACCAGATTCCAGGGCTGGCCCTACTTCCGCCAGTTGGGTGTGTGGGCGCCGAAGGTCCGAGTAACCCGGTCTCACGGCAGTGCGGTCACACACCCCGATGTGGTGGCGATCGTGCTGGAGGTCGCCCAGTCGTTTCAGGACAACCCGAAGGGTCTCAGGTCCTGGCAGGTCCCGGAGTACTCGGAGACCTACGCCATCGAGCTCCTCGGGGC